ACAACCAGCACGGCACCGTTTTGGTGTAGCGCGTTTTTCATCGTTGATCCCGTAACGTCAGTTCCGTTGATACGAGGCCAGAACCAGAAGTTCACTGTGCTGCTGGACGTTGATGCAATCTGCGCTGAAAAGCTAATCATGTATTGACCAGCTTCAGCGAACACAATGCGACTTGCAGGCGTTCCATTTGTTACACCTTCAGCAATGCTAGAGGTGTATGTCAAAGCATAAGCTGTGTTTGCAGATGCCGCTGTCTGGTCTGTTGTGACTGCGCCAGCGTATTGACCATCCTCAAGAACGATCTGCACAAACGCGCCATCCTTGGACACAACGGGATAACCGTTTTCGTCATCCCACAAGATAACACCGTTCTCCGATGGATTGTCGTCTGCTGTCTTAAAGTACAAGCGCGGAAGCTGCCTGCGCAGATATGCAGTAAGGTTATTACCCCAAGCCTTTACGTTGTCGCCAATCGGTGGGAGTACGGGTGCTGCCATTACCTACGCCCACCCGCTTTTGCGTCTACCCGCATTGTGCCAACACGCCACGCTGCGTAAGGCGCATCGCCCTCTACGCGCATTCTAATCTGGCGACCTGAGAAGCGCACGGCAGTCGGGCTAGAGGGTGTATACGGCCCATGCGTGTATTCTGTGTCGTTGGGGTAGAAGCGTGACTTGAATGTAACATCAACATCGCCCTGCGTCTTTTCGTCAGGGATTAGGTCTGTGACCTGCATGATGTTGTCGCCGTTGCCAATGCTAATCGGACCGCTTTCTGCGAATACAGATTGCTCTGTGCCGCTGACTGCGTAGGAAAGCCCAACCTCATGGTCATACATTGCGCCATCAGCATCCATCAACATTGGGTACTCAAAAACGCCGCGTGACGCGCCAGAGGTGCGGGATAGGTTGCCGATGAGCCAGTGGTTTTCTTTGTAATCAAACGCCACATAGCGGTCTATTTCAGTGCTATCCGATGAACAGTAGAACCACCAGATTTCGCCAAACTGCCCGTTGGTGAACGCCCATGTCTTACTTTTCTGTGAGGTGTTGATGTCGTTGAAAACATAATCGTGGACATCGCACGGTATCTCAGAAACCAAGTTACCATCAAAACGATAGAACCCGCCGTTGCCCATCCAGAACACACCCATGTCAACGTCTGCCGCAGCCTTGCGTGAAATAATCCCGCAAGATGTGCCAACACGCTCAAAGCCATACACATAGGGTGGGCCAATGTATCGTGCTGTATGCGCGTCAATGTCTGTGATGATTAGCGTCTGACCGCGTGTACGAACTGCCGTTTCAATCTGACCTGACGTTTGCAATTCAATGTCACCAGCTTCGTTTGTCGCGGCAGGTGTCCATGTCGTATTGTCCTCACGGTCACACCACTGCACCTTGCGTGGGTTTGCGCCTGCGCCTAGCGCAAAGATAAAACGTTCCTCTGTGACGACTAAGCCAAGGTTGTTTGTAGGCGCGTTTGCAATCACCGCTGCGTCTGATGATGTGCCAAGCTGCCACTCTAGCAAACGTCCGTCTGCCGTAGAACACGCGACAAGGTATTCGCCCCAGTTGTCTAGCGACCATGTGGTTGCAGCAACTAGGTTGCCAGTGTCAGGACGCGGTGTACCGTATGTGCCTGCACCGTAAAAGCCATAACCATAACCGATGTTGACCGCAGCATCCTCTGAACCCGCTGTTAGGTCAGTTGGCGCAATGTCATATGCAGTGCCACCAGAGACAACTGCGAATAGCTCGTTATACGATCCCGCTGCAACGTAGCGTGTGCCATTGTTGCTCTCCCAAGTATGCATACCGCGTGGTGCATTAGTCGTAATACTGGCGATGTTCTCATTTACACGCCAGCCGCCGATAGGACGCAGCGATCCGTCCCGCCAGCGAACAAGTGAGCCATCACGCCAACGACCAGATGCATCTAGCTCCGTACCTGTGCGGTAGAAGCCTGCGGGAATTTTAAGCGGTATGAGAGCCATGCGCGTTACTCTGGTTTAGTGGGCCAGTTGATGGTGTTTGGAAAGCCTGCTTGCTGTGGAACGTTGAGCAAATCAGTGCGGTACTGTGTCCATTCGTTTTGTTTTGCGGTTGTTAAGTCTGCCCAACGTAATGGGTTGGTTACGATTGGGTCTACTTCTAGGACTAACTTTCTATCCCTAACTAATCTCTCATCTGCCGCAAGCGCAGCATCTAGCTCTGCCTGAGTTGGGGCAACATACGCTACGAAATCACTCCCTATGAGTGAAGTCAAAACGCTATTATCAATAGTAGCGTCCTCATCCCACGGTGTCAGAGAGTAAGGTATCCAACCATAGTCTGGGTGATTTATCTCTAAGTCAAACTGCGTATTTTCAGCGTTCATTGACTTGGCGTTTCTTACTTCTGTAATATCTACCATCTTAAGAAATCCTTAAAAATATTGCACCTGTGTTTCGGGTGCTAAAGTTTTGGTGGCCCATACATCTCCAAGTCCCAGAAGGTGTGCCACCGCCAATATTATCGTGATAGAGAGTGGTGTTTTGACCAAAGCCATGCACACCAGCATAATAAAAGAGCGACCCAGAGTAAGTGGAGCCTCCCAAGATAGCCAGATTGTTTTGCGAATATAAGAAAGCATATGATCCAACTGCTCCAAAAGATATGCCCGCAGTTGCAGTCGCAACTTGCGAAGATGATACAGATGTCAAATAGCCCTGCGATGAGTGATCGCCCCAACCATACGCCGTGTTCCAGTTGGATTGGCTTGATGTTGTCGGAATGCTGTATCCTGATGTAAAGGTAACTTCCAGCGTGCCTGACGTTGTGATTGGCGACCCGCTGACGGTCAGGCCAGTTGGCACCGACATCGCAACTTCTGTGACCGACCCAGAACCCACAGAGGCATTGATGTAAGTTTTAAGATCGCTCATAGCGACCTGCTTCATTGTGCCATCGTCGTTAAATACAACGCGGTCAGCATCAACAACTGTTGTAGATGTTGCTGAAGTGTCACCATCTAAGATATTGACTTCATCTGTTGTAACGGTTGCTCCATCAAGGATGTTTAGCTCTGCCGCAGATGCCGTGACAGGCGTTGTGCTAATCTCCCACGAACCTTCTGTCAGGTTTGGCGTAATCGCATTTGTTCCGTCAGCATTGCTGTTTATTTCTAGGACAATATCGTCCAACGCGGTATTGATGGTTGTACCCCAACTATCCTCAGAACCGCCTACCGTGGGTTTGGTTACTGTTAAAACCATCTAAATCTCCTATGCTTATCAGCAATATATAGCATTACTGGCCTCGCGTCTATGTTAGCGGTGTGGGCCAATCTTCGTCGTTCAGGTTAGGCCAGTTTGCGTGATCTGTAATATCTCTTAATGCTTGGCGGTACGCAGTCATCTCAGCAGACATTGTAACATCAGACATGCCCGTCCAATCTGTCTCAGCTAGAAGCGTATTACGTTTAGTGCGGTTGGCCTCAGCAGTCTTAGCATCCAAGCCAGCCTGATACGCCGCCTCATGCTCTGCCTTGGTTGTCGTAACGCCATCCTCTGTGGTGTCTTGGAACATGTCACGGGCAACATAGTTCTCCACCCAGTTGCCGTTAGCATCTTGGACAACGCCATCACGCACTGACACCTGATAGTCGCCTACTGTAGCCGCTGGGCTGCGTAGCACTGGGTCTAGGTCTAGTGCGTCTAGGGTTGCTGCTTTCCATACACGAGGCAGGGACATGTTGGCGAACTCATTGCGCCACTGCCCTTGGGTCTTTACGACACCTGTTGTTCTGTTTCTGTATTCTGACATGATTGAAAGTCTCCTGTGTCAGTTGATTATGCGATTGCGTAGAAGATGTAGGTTTCATCATTCGGCCCCTTATTGAGGTCAGTTGTTGCATTTTGAACTACTGTAAAACCGCTGCTATAAGGGTCAATGCTGTCAGCATAAGCTTCAGCATCATCAGTATTTAATTTTAAATGACTATCATTTCCTGCTACTATGCCTCTCTCAGTATCAAAAACGTACCAAGAGCCACTCTGTATACTTTTAATTAACACAAACCTAGCACCACTGCTAAAGCCACAGTCAATATTCTGACTAGAACCATTACCCGCATAACTCCCCACCTTAGACACACCATCTAGGCTTGCGAATAGGTAGGCTATGTAGTTTTTGCCAGAACCACCTGTGTCACTATCACTTCCAACTTTAAAATCTGAGCTTGTATGACTATTGGTTCCCCAATATTGGCTACCTGTCCCAGCAGCGTTACTTGCAAAGTTTAGAACTTCAGAAATCCCAGTAGCTGAATGATAAATAGACCAGTTAGAAGCATTGCCTCTATCTTTTACCCATATCATTTCAGGTGTTACACCAAGGTTATGAGATATGCTTTGACTTGCGCCTCCTGTCCCCGTGTAAGCAACGACATCAAAGTAGCTGGGGGCGCGTTTCCACATCCAAGAGTAAAGAGCATAGGCAACATTAGGATCATCTCCATAACCCTCCATATAATCCCATGCCCAATCAGTGTCCGTACCCTCAGAATTTGTGCTTGATGTTACAAGTTGTTTATTTCCAGTTAATCTACTGCCAATCGTCCAACTACCTGAAATACTTTGCAGTTTTCTTAATGCCATATCTACAGGGAAAGTAGAAACATAAGAAGGTAAACTACCTGTTCGTGTATCAATATCAAACACATCAGTCGCACTCTCAGGCACAGCCATAGGGCCACGGCGAATGGCTATGTAGATAGCTGTCTGCCCTGATCCAAAGAAGTCACCCCGAAACTGAAAACCTGTGGGCGTTGGCTTGAAATAACCAACACTAAAGTTTGTTTCAGCGTTTGATAGATTGGGACGCAAATGCCTTCCATCATTCACAGACATTTCTCGCATTACATCAATCATATACCAATCACTTGATGTTGAACTAGCTTTGACTAATAACCATTGTGGCTCAAAACCAAGGTTTACATCCGTAGGAGTAGAAGAAGAACCGCTGTCCGTAAAACTCCCACACTTGATAATATCAACATCACCATCAGGGCCGAACCCACCGTCACCATCGTTGTGGGCGAATAGGTAGGCTACGTAGGTGTTACCAGAGCCATTTGTTGCAGAAGATGTGCCTACGGTAAAAACACTGTCCGTTGGAGCTGTGTCATTAAATATAATAGTGCCAGATGTTTCGGCATTAGTAAGATTTAATCTTGTATAGTTATTTGCTGTTCCGCCTCTATGATAAACCCACCAATCGCTTCCAGAACTATTTGTGCGTTTAACAATAACACAACCTGGAACACTACCAAGATTATGACTTACAGTCCTACCCGCAACACCATCCCCAGTATAAGTAACCACATCAAAGAACTTAGGGGCTTTGCGGAATGTCCAAGAGACATGATCTTCACCATTCACATTTAAACTGCCCCAAGTGCCGTATTCACCTGCGATTGAATAACCATCAGAGTTAAAAGACGAAAATCCTGCTGAACTAGACATTGTGACAGAGCGATCAGTAGTATGACTTCTTAAATCTTCTTTCGTGCCTCTTTCCGTATCAATAAGCTCATGTGAATAAGCAGTTACTCTAGATTTAGTCCAAACCAAACCACCTTCGCCATCAAGGTCAATGCCGTTGGTGATCGTTTGTGTAGAGCCATTTCCCTCATACAAATAAGTGCTGAACACATCTTCTACGTTCAGGCCACCTGCACCACCTGCCGCTGCCGTGCCTGCCGCTGCCTGAAGTAACTTTTTCTTAGTTGCCATTGTTTACCCCAATGCTTGTCCAGCGGTGAACCCATACCAGTTAGACCCGCCATCCCGTGTTGTGAAGATGAAGACATCCTTCGCAGATGCTGTCGCTGTCAGCGTAGGCGCAGTTGCCGCAGGCCAGTCAACTGAACTTGGCCAAGTGACAACGAACCCAGACGCAGATGCATCCTGAATGATCTCAATGCTGAAGCTATACGCAGTGCCACTGGCAGGGGGGTTGGAAAACGTAAACGTGGTGTTGCCTGACAAGGTTAAGCTGAATGCGTTACCTGCCTCACAGTTTACTGTAGGGGTTGTGCCAGAGAGTGCAGAGTAGGTTTCGTTGTAGCTGTCGGCAATCATCTCACCAGCAACGTCTAGCTTAAAGCTTGGGATGTTAGTGCCAATACCTACGTTGCCGCTGCTGTTGATGCGCATACGCTCAACGCCATTGGTGTGATTAATTATATCACCAGAGCCTTCTGCATACATCAAAAGCTGACCAGTGTTATTGCTTATGCTTCCGTTCACACCATCATGCTTCATAATAATGTGGCCTGCGCCTTGGTCTGACCGCAGAATACCATCAGCGTAAACATCACCAACCTGTAAGTTATCCTTATCCTGATACGCCATCGTACCAAGGTCAGCATTTGTAGGCACCTGATCGGGGTTTGTTCCAGTAAGTTTAGCCATTATTCATCTCCCGCCCACTTGCGATACGGTGTTGCTGGTGCATCTACGGTAGGCAGTGCAGCCACCTGTTCATCTGTAAGTTCTTCACGAAGGTTTGCGTGGTAGCCATCAATCGCTTCCATCTCAGGATACTCCATGCCCTCACCGTCAGTCAGCATAGTGCCTGTCTCACGGTACATAGTGCCGATGATGTCTAGCATGGGCG